TAATGATCGGTAGTCTCCGGGTCCTCCTGCGTCATGCGGCAGGTGTCCTTGTAGGTGTAGCCAAGGGAGGCGAGGGTGGTCCCCATGTCGCCGTCGGAAGCCATGTCACCCACTTCTATTTTGGATAATCCAATGGTATAAACTTTTTTTGCCATGATTCTGATATTTAATATTGTTTTACTCTGTTTTTTGTATGTTCCAATCAATTCGGATGTTGTTGTAATGCTCGAATATGTTAGGCTCTTTTATGATCGTTTCGTTGGTGATCCTTATCGCGAGCCCTTGGATGTTGGCTGCTTTCAATGCTTCGAGGGTGAGGGCTGTCAATGTGCGCAGTCTCTCCCTGTTCGCTTTGTGTTGCTGCTTCCCTCCAATGGTGAGCGTCATGTCTGGCACGTGAATGTTCACGTTTGAGGTCCCGGTCTGGGGGATAGTGTGGTTTATAAATAGGTTATTAACCACGATGTCCTCCTTCTCGCTTCCGTCTGGCCGCTCCCCTAATACATAAATCCCACCGGTGAGCTCCGCTTTTAGGGCGGCGCTTGCGTTGAGTATCTGAAACAGGGTGTCGTCTGTATCTATGCTATGCATGAGCGCTTGTTGTTATATCCAGGCCCTGGTGTGAAGCCTTCCGACGTCACATTTTAGGACTGTTCCGGTTGCTACAATGGTGCCGGTCTGTTTTGCCGCGTTTATGTAATCCGTATCGTCCAGCTGTTCGGCGTCGAGATCCTCTATTGCGATGATTATCTGCTTCCCTTCGTCGATCTTCGGCGTCCCCTTCGGGAGCTGTACGAGCGATGAAAAGGCGAGGGCTCTGCCGTCGGCTGTGTTTATCTGGGTTCCCTTTCCGTTTGTCTCCTCCCGGCAGTATGCTGTTAGTGCCCAGACCTCCGTCTCCGGCTGCCAGCTACCGTTGGGCAGCTGTGTGGCCTCCTGGATGGTCTTGGTGTATAGGCGCTGCGGGTATTGATAGGATTGTTTCACCATACGTTCGAGCGGTTACGGATTTTGGGGCGCGGCTTGGCGTCCAGGTCTATGGGTTCCAGTCCCACCTCGCGTGCTGTTAGGTAATACCATGCTTTTAGCGCTGGCCAGTTCCATGATATGGAAAAGCCTCCCTCGCTGGTGTTGTGCAGCGGGATTATGTTCGCGAATTCGTGAACGAGTGCTTTTTTTGCAATGGCGGTCTCTACTTCTGCGCTTGGTGTTGGGATTGCTCCTGCCTGGTTGGCGAGGATCAGGTCAACGTCTGCTTCGGTTATGTTGAAGCGGGCGAGCGTTGCTGTCATCCATTCTCTGTACGTCATAGGTCGGTCCGGTTAGTTCTTTGTTGATTGGAAAAGGGGAGCCCCGGAGGGCTCCTCCTTAGTTATCAAGCTTGAGTTTGAGCGACGCCTTCGAGCCAGGTGGTGTTGATGGTGTCCATCAAAAAGGCGCGGGTTGCTCCCAGCCATGCCGGGAAGGCGTTTGCCAGGCCGATGGTCACTTCCTCGATCGGTTCCTCGGTGGAGTACTTCTTTACGAGAGTGTGTCCGTTCAGCGCCTTGATGGATGCGCTTCCCTGCAGCTTCCAGTCTGCTGGCACCTTCCAGAAGGTGTTCCCCATGGTTGCTCCCTCTACGAAGGTGACCACGTTGTCCAGGAAGGGGTTCCGGCTCGTTCTGGTTCCGTCGCTGTTCTCGATGGTGATGTCCTGGTCGATCACTACGATCTGGAGTCCGCGCAGNTATGCCAGGGATGCCATGGCTGCGTTCACTTGCTGCAGGCTGGGTGTCTGTGCAATGTTGAGCGCGTTCTGCATGAAGCTGGCCGAGAGGCGTACTACTTCGGCGGTCTGCGCGAAGTTCGCGAAGGTGTCGGCGTTCATTACTGCATATCGCAGATTAATGCCTTCTGCCTTGGCTTTGGCTACCACGGCTTTGAAGTCCACGCTGATGGGCTTGGCGTCGGCGCTGTCGGTCCAAACGTCGGAGCCTGTCTGAATGCCCAGCTTCCTGGTTGCGTCGATCTGGTAGTCAACGGCAAATTGCGTCACGACGCTGTTGTTGTTGTCGTTGGTCAGCACTACCTTCCCGCGGCTCAAAGACTGGAGGGCGATCCACTCCAAGCGGGAGGCTACGCCGTCCCAGCAGAATTGGGTATCTTCCGCCCAGGCTTCGACCAGAGCTCGCTGGTTGGGGTTGCCCTGCGTCATGGCGACCATGATGTCGTACTCGTTCAGCTCGTTCTCGTCCTTTGTCCGCTTGATAGCGATTTTGGGGATGTCTCCCTGTATGCGGGCGAGTGCTTCGCGGGTCTTTTTGTCAATTGTTGCTCCCCTGGCGACAACGTCGGCTGCTACGCGGAGGCCTGCGTTGGCTTCCAGCGCTTTCCATGATAGGGAGTAATTCTCCTTCAGAGGGAACAGGGTGGGGTAGTAATAGGGCGTAAGATTGTACGTGTTTACTACCGCTTGCATATCTTTCTCGGTCAGGCCGAGCATTAATGATTTTTGCATTGTTTTTCCTCCTTTTTTTTAGATAAATTTAATCAGCGGCAGTTTGGCCTTTACTTCGGCACCCAGTGCCGGGATCAGCGCTTCGCGCACCTGCCCGATGGTTACTACGTTNGCCAGCAGGTTGCTGTCGGGCTCGATGTCGTAACTCTCGCCGACCAGTCCGATGGGCTGGTATTTGAAAGCACTTACATTGGTGGCTGCCTGGGCGGCTGCCTGATAGATGCCGTCCCCTATGGCTGCGGCTGCGCCGAGGGTCGTTCCGACGGTGATGTCGTCGCTGGTTGCGTCTGTTGCGTTGGTGGCAATGGCTGTGATGGCGTATGCCTTCCCGGCAGGTTTCAGCATGATGAAATCGCCCACTTTGAAATCGTGGCCTTTGGCTACGGTATAGGCGGTGTCTGTATTTCCGGCTGCTGCGGTCAGGATTGCTACCTTAACCGGGTGATATAGCCCGGTTGTGGCGTCTTTTCCGACAGGCGTTCCCTCTTTGAGGACGCTCTGCGTAAACTCCGAGCTGGAAACGTTGACGCCGTTGGGTATGTCGGCCAGCTTATGTGTGAAAGCTCGCACGACCCTGTTGTCTTTTTGTCTTACAATTGTCAGCATATTATTTCGGTTATGGGATTAAAGGATTTTTTTTCCTGTGAGGCCTGCCTCTCCGCTGGCTTCTTTGGCCTTGTACTCGAGGTAGTCCTCTACGCCGCTGCTCACTCCGTCTTTGTTTGGCTTTCCGAGGATCGGGCGCTCATGGCTTCCGAGTCCTTTATCGGCGAGCTCCTGGGTGAGCTGCGAAACGCTTTCTTTTATTTTGTTCAGGTATTGCTGAAAGGCTTCATCGTTCTCAAAGCTGCGTGCCTCGAATCCATCCATGATGGTTTCCCGGAATGGCTTCGGTATCTGGTCGGTGAATACTTTCTGAAGTTCTTTGCGCCTGGCGGCTGTAACGGCTGATTCCTTGAGCGTCTGGATTTCCTGCTGGAGTCCCTTGGTGGCCTCCTTGATCGAGTTCACGATCAGGGTCTGGATGTCCTCTGCTTTGAGCCCTCCGGTCCCTCCTGTGGGGTTTGGTGGTGCCGGCTGGTCTGCTGGGCTGGGGTCCTGCTGCTTTTCGACGAAGTCATACTTTGCGCGGAGGTTTGCTTCTCTGGTCTTGTTTGCTTTGTCGATCTCGGCGTCTGCCTCTTTTCGCCAGTCTGTTACGAATTTGTTCACGTTGTCGGCGGTGAGTTTACCTACGACCTGGGCGGCTTCTTCTTCCGTCGTTACGGTGAGAGCCAGGGATGCGGCCAGGTGTTTGAGCCCGTCCTTTCGCACGCCCGGGTAGTTCTGTTCCAGTAGTGCTAAGATTTTGTCGTTCATGTTGGTTTCGTTTAATTAAACTTATTGCAACACAAAAATACCTGTATTATGATAATACGCACCTTTTCCTGGTTTTTTCTTTTGACGAGTTTTTGACTTTTTGCTCCTGTTTTGTTTGGTGGTTGCGCTGTGGTTACGTGTGGAGCTTTTTAATCCTCCTCGGTCTGCGTCGCTCTTGCTTTTNCCGCTCGAATGTGTACCTTTGAATCGAGCCGCCACACGCTCCGCTTTTTCTTCATACTTGCACTTTCTTGGGTTTTNCATTGGCGGGTCCTNCGGGGNCCGCTTTTTTTATTTGTTGATTCCGGATATTATTTTTTATCTTTGTTAAAACGAACGTATTATGAAGCTCAAAGAGGAATTTACTACAAAAATGCACAGCGAGCTCCGCGTGGGTCCCCGGGTGGAGGTTCTGAATCGCTGCATCACCCTGTGGTGTTACTGCGGTATTCGCTCGGAAGATGATCCGCGCTTCGCTGATCTCTGCAAGCAGTACGGTCTTACGCGTCGGCAGGCTCTCAAAAATAAGATGTACTGCCTCTCTCTCTTATCTCCGGTTAAATAGGTAATTTTCGAATGTCTTAACCGCGGCTCGGTCTGTGAGGTCCAGAAAGCCATCCCATAGTGAATTGAGCAGCGCTTCTTTCCCCCAGGGCTGGTCTGCAATTATACGCATTGGGAATGATTCGGCTCTTGGGTTATCTCTGAAGTATTTATCTGCGGCCTGTTTGTATTTTAAATAATGAGTTTCGTTTGAAAACTCTAC